AAACCAAGTCCATGAATAGTTCCTTTAGGATCTTCATCAGTATATAAATCAGAATGTTTTTTTGATTTTGCAGGTTGTCCTGCTTTTCTTGGGATACGAGGATTCGATCCCTCTGAAACTAAAAATCCATCTTCACGAACTTTATATCCATCAGGGATGGGTTTACACTTTTTGTCAGTGTTACAATAGTATTGTCCTTTTTTACAGGAAGTCTTTCCCATCTACAGACTATTCAGAGCTATTATTATTTAGTAAACCATCTTTTATCATTTTTGATAACTCACTTGTAGATCCAACAAATAATGCATTATTAGTGACTGTATTTTGTTTTTTGGGACTATCTTCATCTATCTCTTTTAATTTTTTTTGCAAATCCATTAACTTATCCGTGCTATCTGCAACACTTTTAATTAACTGACCAGCTACTTCATATGCTCTTGGACTTGCAGTTTCACCTGCAACTTCCATTATACCATTTATTGCTTCCTGTCCTTTCTCAATTAAAGAGTAGAGATTACCACGAGTATAATCATAATCCTTACTAACATCATCAGTAAGTTTTTGTAAGTTATTTTTCCGATTATCTTCTTTTGTAATAGCATTTGCTTCAACTGGTTCTGTGTTGAATGTATCGTTTAAGGAATCATATGAGTTTTTCATGATTATAGATCCTGATTTCGAGCAGGTGCAAATTCTTTACCGTCACCAAAGAAGGAACTTGTTTCAGTGAATCCAAAATCATCACCTGGTTCGATAAATGGTTCATCTTGTGTATCTATAACACCATCATCGTTATAATCCTTTTTCGCTTTTGGTACCACAGTATATCTTTGTTCTCTCTTTGCTGTTCTTGTGTTTGTATCTGAATAGTAATCCACTTGAACTTTGCGAATAAGTCCTTCGGGTGTTTTTGCAATATGACCAAACATAAAGGTTTTTGCAGTAAATGATAATGTGTATATCAATGCTCTTCGAGTAGAAAAATCACCTTCGTAATCATCTTGTTGTGAAATACCGTTTAATATCATAGGCACATCTCTCTTCTCTCCAATTGATTTAACTAAATCTATTGATAAATTAAAACCTGGTTGAAAGAAAGGTAATATTTGTTCTAAAATTTGTAATCCATCATCTTGCAACTTGACCAAAATATTTAATTCAAATCCTAAATTGTATGGCACAGGCATAAACACCTTTTTCATTTTATTACCGTCAGTACTATCCGCTGCCTTAAATGTTTGAGTTATACCTGCCTTTCGTGAAGCATCATATGAAATACTTGTTATCTCAAAAGACATTCTTGGCAATGTAATTTGAGTTGCTTTATTTAATTCTGGTTGTTGTTGGATTCTTGCAAGAAACTTTTGTCTCGGACCATATGCAACTGGAACTTTAATTTCTGATAATGGATTACCTGCTTGATCATCGTGACGCACATGAATATCATTAAACAGTGTACCAAATGCAATGACTGTTTTTCTTATTATTTCGTGATAAAAGTAATTTCCTAACATTAGAATGTACCAAATGGATTAGACTCCGTGAAATCGAGAATAGCGTCTGCCTCCGTCTCAAATATGTCACCTTCATTATATTTATCGGTACTATCATCCCTATCATAAATTCCTACACTGAATAAAGCACCCGATGTAAGACCTTTAATATCCTCTCCTTTGAAGAAACCAAGTGTAGTTGTTCCAATGCCAACATTGGAAATAGATAATATTCCAGTATCTTGATCCCAATTTTTGACTATTGCTCTAGTTTTTGATCTCTGTCCTTCGATGGTTTCATTGAATAGATATGTACCAATTCCACTAATTGTTTCAGGATCTGAAATTGTAACAGTTGGTAGAGTAGCAGTATATCCAATACCAGCGTTTTGTACAAATATAGAATTGACACGATTAAATCCACCAGCATCACCGATAGAAGCAATACCAATTGCACGGTCACTTGCAATACCAGCTGCAGGAGCATCAACAGTAACAGTTGGAACAGTTCCAAAACCAATGCCATTATCGGTCATTACAAATCTAACAACACCGTTAGATGCTGTATTAATCGAACAAGTTGCAGCAGCACCTGTTCCACCACCACCAGAAATTGTAATAATAGGTGGAGTTGTATAATTTGAACCAGCGTTAGTCAATAGTATCTTTTCTACAGATCTAACTCCTGCTCTCTCAGTTGTAAATGCTACAGCAGTTGCATTATCTCCAGATAGACCACTAGGTGATGTACTAATTGCAACAGTTGGAGTTCCTGTAAATCCAGAACCATCATTGTTCAAGAATATTTCACGAATATAACCAGAACCTAAAATTGGAGTCGCTGTTGCGGTTCTACCAACACCGATAAGTTGAAGAGTAGCAATATATCCTTCATCTTGAACCTGAGTATCAATAAGGTCAATCGAAGTATCAATAACCTCGTCCTCATACTCGAATAGTTCACACTTAAGTTTATAAACATAATTCTTTCCAAGTTGATAGAATGGATCCTCATGCTCAACAAACTTAATTTCAAATAGTCTTTGACCTAGTGGAAAGAATACTAAATCTCCTTCTCTTGGTCTTGAAGCAAGTTCAATATCATCTGATGATACCATAAAAGGAGCGATAAATTCTTCAAACCTCTCTTTTGATACGGTTAATTCAACTTCATCTCTTAAACTCATACCAAATTTTGTTAAAACATCACCAGCACCTGAATATCCATCATAAGAATTAACATACATTTCCACTGCAAAGTTATCATCAAACTTAGATGCAGTAACTTCTTCAATAATTGTTGATTTATTGACAAATTTTCTTGGAATATATGTGACCTCTATTCCATAAAGTCTAAGATGCTCGTTAATCAGATCTTGTACTAATCTCTGCTCACCTTGAGTCCCTTGTTGAAAGTACGGATTTAATGCCATTATTCATCACCCAATAAAATCAAGGGGAGGCATTTCGTAATCCATTGATGATCTATCTCTCAATTCTTGTAATTCTTTAACACCCTCATCATAAATCTCTCTACCATTAAGTTCAATACCACCAGGTAGTTTTGTTCCTCTAAATTTTAATAGATTTGCTCCCCATTGTTTTTTAATTAATGCAGTAAAATATCTTTTAACAAAAGGAGCATTATAAATTTCTTCAGTGTCTATTGCACGAAAACAATCAATAACAATAAAATCATCTAATTGTTGTGCTGACCAATCAATATCTAAATATAATCTGTTTTGTCTCATATTAAATCTGATTTGTTTTTCAGTTGTTAGTAAATGATCAATATCCTCTAAGTAAGTCTTTGTCATTGCATATTGTAGTAAATTCACTGAATTAAAATAATACAAATCATTTAAAAACAATTGATACTTAATACTAAACATTCCACCAGAAATGGAACTACTATCAAATTTAAATATTTTATTTACTCCTAATATATTATCTGGAACTGCTAAAAAATTTGAAGTTTCATAAAAATCACTTTGAACTGTTACATTTGAAGTTGATATACCAGTTGTAGTTACTATTCCAACTCCAGTTGTACCTGATGCCTTTCCTCTATCAAGATCATCTTGCGAAAATTTATGTTTGAGGTACATTCTCTCAATACCATTATAGTGACGTTCTTGGTATATCTGTACTGTATCATCAACTGCATCATGTAATTGATCATCATCTATATTAATTTCTAATACAGGAGCTCCTAGTTGACGCAAACCGTAATTTATAAGTTGTCCTCTATTGCTTGGTTTCATTATTCACCCTTAAGATTTGCAATTTCTTCAAGATATTCATTACGTTCTTTTTCAAAATCATTTTTTAGAGTTTGTAATTTTGCCTCTAGTAAAACATTTTGATTTAACGCTGCTGCTAATTTAGAATGATATAAGTTGACTAGTACATTAACGTCCACTTCACTGTTTGGTTGCATATTAGAAAGTTCCTCCATCGAGAGTCGATGTCCAATGTGGTTTGTTTGTATATATCACACTAACAGTGTTAGGAACTGATGATAGATTTGCTATCGCACCACTATTTCCCTCTTTTCTTAAATTGGCAGATGTATTAAATGTACCTTCAACACCAATCAAATTAACTGATGTCGCACCAGTTACTCCACTTTCTACAATACCAAAGGCACCAGTAACGTCCTGTTTAATTATATCTCCTGCAGCAGCAGTAATCGCTGCACTTAATGCTAAAGTGTTTTTAGTAATAGCAGTTAATACTTGTTTTGATGTTGTTACAGGAGACGCAGGATTATTTGTAGATCTCTGTAAACCAGTATCATCAAACCAAACAACACCACCTGAATTAAAGTCACCAGACTGATAGTAGATACCTTTAATATCTAAGAATCCTTTTGTACCAGATACAACACTAGCATTAATCGTAGCGTCAGGAACATAAGTCCATCTACGACTGTCATCACCGTGTGTGCCATGATTTCCAGCACCAGCAGTGCTTGAAGCAATTGAACTATCATCAAATCCAAAGAAACCATCCTTTTGATTTGCTGTTCCAGATGCAGTATTATATTTAAAACTTAATCCACGGTCTGTATTAGTATCAGTTGCATGTGTAATTGTAAACTGAGATCCAGTGGAAATTCCTGAAGTTGTAGTACCTGTAAAGGTAATCATCTTCGCACCTGGATTAATTGCAGTAACAGTTGTAACACCGCTATTAGGTAATCCTGTTCCAGCAACTAAATCATTTTGAGCAATACCAACTACATCATCTAAAATTGCAGTGGAAACACCACTAGCAACTGTTTGCATTACAGTTCTAGTACTGGTAACATCACCAACTGTCATTATCGGATCGTTAACAGTTGATTGTGTTGAGTTAACAGTTGTAGTAGTACCATCAACTTGTAAGTTACCCTTGATGATTACATCACCCTCATTACTTAAACCATCAGGAAATGGGTCAATGAATATCTTGTTATCTGAACCAGAGATAGAAGAAATGACATTATCATCAATCTTTATCTTATCAAATGTAGCATCACCTGAAAGAACTAATGTATTATCAATAGTTACCTTATTGCTAGTAAATCTTACATCTGCTCCAGCAAATCTTAATTCATCTGTTCCATTCTCATCATATTCTATAGTTGCATCAGAAGCAGCTGTTCCATTTACACCTCCACCAAATCCAAGTTTAGTGTCATCAGGAACCATTATCTCACCAGCACCATTAGGATTAATAATTATATCACCATCTGTATCAGTTGAAGATAAAGTATTAGCATCAATTCTTATATTATCTACATTCCACAAATCTACCTTTCGATCACTATCAAGAATTGCTACAATACCACCATCACTATTACGAGCATTTGTCACACCTGCTATCGTACCAGCAGCGTGTTCCATCATCGACGTATAAAAATGTCCTGCTATAGGATTAACATTTGTACCATCATCTCCTAGAAAAACTCTGTCCTTGTATTGATTTGTGCCACCAAAACTACCAATACCAGTGACATACGCCATCTCACCCCAGTTCAAACTAGCAGGTTTGGCTGTACCCGATGATCGTTTGATTCTAATTATACTAGCCATTTCAGAAATTTCCTCCGTTGATGTCTAAATTCTGTGCTGCACCTGGCGTTAATTCTAAGGTTGTATCAAATTTTTTAGTTACACCATTATAAACTAGAACCATACCGTTTTGTAAGGTTCCAACTACGTTCACGTCACTTAATTCTGTTAATGATAGAGTTTGGGCACCTGCCAGAGATGAAATCACCCTTGTGGCATTCTGTTGTCCTACTCTGACTTTTATATCTGCCATCTAGATAAGCAATTCAGATCTAAAAAGTATTTATATTTACTATGACGTTATCTTTGAGGCAAGTTTATTTAACAAAGACTTGAGTTCTTCAATCTCTTCTTTCATAGATTTCATTTCTGTCTCTCTATCTTTATTTTTGTTCCTCATACGGATATAATTTTCATAACCAATTCTATCACTATTAAGAATAGCGTTAGTATCTTTATCACGATGAAGATTCTTATGACCTTCAACTGGTATCATTTTAGACATTATGCTAATGCAATTACTCTGTAATCTTTAATTTTAACTGGAGTTGACTCATTAGTTGAACTCATAACAATTTTAATAGCAAATCCATCAAACTCTGGTAAATTATCAACTGTAAATTGATATTCTGAAAATTCATTTATTCTGTTAGATTTAACAGGAGCGTCTGCTCTTCCATCATTTAATCCAAGATCTATTATATCATCACCAAAACCATCACCATCAATATCTTTCAAGTTTTTATATCCAGGAAATGCTCTGTATGTAGTTGAAACCTCAGATGAATCAGAACTATACAAACGATAGTACACTCTAAAGTCTGCTTCTGGTTGCACACTTGCTCCAACTAAAACTTTTAATGAAGTCGCTGGTTGTTCTAGGAATACAGGATCTGAAACAAATACTGATCCATGTGGATCATTTTTAATTCGTGTGCTCCGTGTATCAGATGCATAGTTTTCTACACCAATAGGATTATTAATCTTATTACGCCCTAAAATAAATGTAGCATTTTTAGTATCAAGTACTGGTGATAAATTAGGATCTCCAGAAGTCATATCAATTGCTAAAGTTAATGATTTATTTTTAGGAAGTTCTGTTAAATGGATGTTTTCATTCTCTTTTGATGCAACCAATCTTGGTGTTGGGAAGAATGTGGTACCATTAAGTGTAGTTGGTTCAAATCCTTGATCAATAAATGGAACTTCATTACCTCCTGCACTAGTTCCACTAACTGTTCTTACACTAGAATTAACTTTTGTTAATTTACCAGGTGTGATACAGTTAAATTGTGGTTTGATTGTGCTAAATTGATGGTTTTGAGATATTTGGATATTCGCTCCACCAAATGCTTTTTCACCAGTAAAGCATATTTGTTGAACTCCTTCACGAATAGGATCTGTAAATGACTCAACATCTACTGTAACAAAATATGAGTCTATGCTATTTGGATTAGATGAAATTCTAAATGTTGTATTAATACCAACTAATGAAATACCACTTGCTTCATAAACTTGTACATCAGTTCCAGCAGGATGAGGAAGTGCAAGTGAATCAAATTTAGCTCTCTCAACTGTAAGAGTGCCTTCACCAATTGTATAAGAAACTATTTCTGAACCAAGCAACGCTTCACCCTTATGTGTTGTTATACCATTATATGAGGTGAATGGTGTAGTATCAGCGATTGAAACAACTGTAGCATCTGCTGTAATTGCTTGTGTTGTTTGTGTGATAGTTGTATCTGGTTCAACATTTTGCAACCTAACAGAGTTAATACCTGAATGGTGAGCATGATTAAACTGTGTTATTTCGATAGTCTTACCATCAAATTCAATACCACCGATAGAAATTGGAGTAGAATTTCCATTTACTAACACATCTGCTACAGGTGATCTTGTAGTATTAGATGCACCATATTGAATTAATTGTTGATTATCAATAAATTCTTTACCTTGAACATCAGTTAAGAATAAAGAATCAAATGTACTATTAATCGCTTTTACTACAAGTTTAAATCCTTGCCCACTTAAAACATTTGCATCACTGTTATCAATTGTTAAAACTTCACCAACCTGATAATTTTTTCCTACAGTTAAATTAGAAATACCATTAGTATTAACAACACCATTAGTAACAGCTACGGTACACTGTGCTTCATCACCACTTCCTGTTAATGAAACTAGAGGTATATTATTGGGATTACTAAATTCATATCCTGTTCCACGAGATACAATTTCAAATCCTGTTAATCCATTAGTATCAATAGGTGCACCTTGTCCTTCAATAATACCAGTAATATTATTATCGTCTGATGCTTGTCCAGAATTTGTACTTATTTTTCTTCCTATTGGGAAATTAGCATTCGTTCTCGTTCCAGATCCATCTATATCAAGTTTTACTTTTCTAGGTAAAGAACGTAAAGCATTTACAGGTAAGAGAGATGTATTAAGATTACCAGGTTCAATAGATGAATTATAGAATGTTGCAGTTCCAGATGAAACAAATGATGCTTTACGTAACTTGAAACATAAGTCTTGATATTGACTTGCAGTCCAAATGGTTCCGTTTTGTGATTTAAACAAACTACCACCAATATATTGTTTACTTACAACAACATTTTCAACATCTGGTAAATTAGTTGTTCTAATTGTTTTTTCACCCATTGTTGCACACCACATTTCGTACTTATCAGAAGCAGGTGCTAAGAATACAAGTGCATATTCTTTTTCAGGTTCAAGATAAATTGGTGATGGGAAACTAATTGTAGTTGCAACTGATGCATCATCAGAAACATTGACTTGACTTGGATTTAATGCAACTTGAGCATATTCTGCTACCAGAAATCTAGTTGGTGTTCCTAATTCTACATGCCTTAGTTCTACAAATAATTTTGCTTTTGGATCTTTTGACGCAAAGAAAACATCAAATGATGTTAGGAAAGCACCAGTTTCATCTACTGTAAATGATTGAGCAAGAGGATCTCTATGAGGAGCAGGAATAAATTGTCTAGTTACATCTGATCTTTGTGTTACATTAAATGTAATGTCATTTTGTCTTTGAGGAGGTGCGGGTGGGTTTCTAACTTGAACAGTTGATGTATTCTGTGTTAGTATTGTACCAGTGCCTGTAAAGGTACCAGAAGCGTCACTAGCGAGTGCTGTTTCGCCTGGTAATGGAATTACACCTTCTGGTGCTGCAGTCACTCTGAACGTCTTTGTACCAGATTTAAAGACAACAGGTGGTAATGGTTGAGTATTTGCATCTCTAAAGAAGAATGCACCGATTAAATCACCCCAATTATCAGAGAATAAATCTATACTTGTAACTGTTGCAACAGCACCACTTGTTTCCCCTACTATTCTTGCACCTTTAACAACATAACCAAAATAATTTTCTAAGTTTGCTAAAGAACTAACGTCAATATTCAATAACTGAGAAGTTGCTGAATATGTGTCTGATGGTGCAGGTCTTGAACGATCATAGATATCAATTTCATATTTTTCAACAATCACTGAAGGAGATCCTAATCCAGCACCAACGTCAGGACGATTAGTATCACCATATTTGTGATTTGGTGCTTGTAGTTTTACATATCCTATTTGCACACCATCTTGTTCGATACGAGCATTTTCATAAATTATAAATGCACCTGATGACATACTAATTTCAACCAATTTAGGAACAATATCTGGAGTACCGTTATCTAGATAATGATAGTGTCTGGTTGTTGCTTTTAATCCATTTGCAGCAAAATAAACATTCCTTGATCTCATATAAGGATCTGCTTTACCAGTTATCTTAACATCATCAATGTAATCATATTCTCTTGCACTACCCTCAAGAACATTAGTAAATGATCTTTCTGTACGAGTGGTATTAGTTGTCGTTCTTGTGGTAATAATATATTCATCATCTGAATATCTTACACCCTCTCTCCGAACATCAACATCTGTTTCAGATGTAGTATTTCTGGATACAATATTTGATTGCTCTACCCATCTATTACCAGTTGACTCTGTTCTTACATTGTCAATATAAATTGTTCTTGCCCAGTTGTCTGATGGAGGATCAATTATTACTTGACCAGCAAAAGCAATAACCTCAAATGGGTTCACATTTTCTTTTGTTGTTGCTTGTGGTTGGTCTAACCAATCTACCTCTGTATAATTTAGAGTTATTAAATCTCCAGTTTTTTTACAATTAGTATCTAATAATTGTAAGTTTGAATTTATGTCAGCGAGATCTGTATCAATCGCAGGATTAACTGCAAGTTCTGCCCTCATTGACCAAAAATCAACTGCACTAATTAATTCACGATGAAATACATCTACATCACATCTTGAACCACCATCTACATCAAAATTAATAAAATCTCTGTTTTTAAAATCATTAACAGCAAAACCTGATTTAAATCTATCTAATCCATCAGCATCTCTTACTTGGAATGATTTAGTATCAAGTTCAAGAGCATTTAATGTTGTTACTGTTTCTAAGTTTATAATTCTTTTCTCAAGTGCACCAATATCCCTCATCGTAAATCTACGATTATCCTTCATAATAATTGATGGTTGAGTATCAACATTATAAAGGTATGGAGGTAATATAATTTCTGCAATTTCCATAGATGGACCTAACTCTGTGGGTGCAGAGGGATCATCAGATGACTCACCTTTAATTAATTTAACTTCCTCAAATTGATTGATGACTAATTTATCAATTCTTGGTAGATAGTAACTAAACCCTAATATAGAACTCTCATTTGGTGTAATGATATATGGATTAGAATGTACAAATGATCGATTAGAAAATGCAAAAGGAGATCCAGTATCAGAAGCAGGATTATAATCACTAACAACTGGTCTAAAATCTAAAAGATCTGATGCTCTATCAAATCCAATTGATGGAACATCTTTCTCAAATCTGTTTGCACTGTAAGAATTTACTGTAAATACATCACCGTTATCAGATGATGGTACTGAATATTTGTTATAAATTACAAGAAGTTTTTTACCTGGTATTGGAGAATTGTCTTTTCTAACAAGTTTTGAAATACCAGCGTATTGGCGTTTATGATTTTTATCTAATGTATAATTAGTAGTTCTATTTACATAATTACCAGTAGTTATGTCTTGTAAATTTGTTTGTATGTTAGATTCTTCAAATTTAATTTGCTCACCAACGACAAATTTATTTGCATTTAAATATACAAATTCTATTTGATTTGATGTTCTTGAAACAATTTGCCCTACTGCACGACTTTCTTGCCCAACTAATCGCTCACCGATAATTGCATTTGTATTCAAACTTAATCCATTAATAAAGGTTAATTTATCTAAAGTTGCTTTGGATGTAGTTTTAGACTCATAAATTGCCACAATATTAACAACATCAGGTGTATTCAATGATATCTCTTCATCTTCAACTCTTAAACCATAACGAGCATCCTGTGTAAGACCTCCTGAAGTAGATATTCCAGCAGTTCTAGTCACTTCTAATTGTTCACTTCTTACAAATGATTTTTGTTTACTCTTTATGCCAACTTTTTTAAGTGTAACGTTAATAGTTACAGGACCAGCAGATAATCCACTAAATTCAATATCATTATTTCCATTTGATAAAGTTACTTGATCAGAAGTTAAGTCTTCAATAATTCCATTTGCATAATGAATAGAATATTTTTCTGCATCAAATGGTTCAAAGAATGCACTTGTAATGCCAGCAGATGCATCAAGCACAGCACCACTTGTTAGTGTTGCTTTAGTATTAGTTACAGTTACATTTTTTACCTGTTTACTAATTATTAAATTAGAATTTGAAGTATCGACTATTGAAACATTCTTTTTAGGAAGTCTTGCAAAAATACCATTTTGATTTGCTTTAACAATTTTTGGAACTTTAATTGTGAAATTAGTATTTAAGGTTCCAGATTGTATAGGAGTGCCATTCATGACACCATTTACATTGGCAGGAATACCTGTTAATGATATTTGTGTTGTAGAAACGCTATCAACTCTTAAAAATACTGGATCAGCCGATGTGTGGCTATATCCAATAATTGTATCTGTTTTTATACCAACTTTACCAACAAATCTACGACCAGCAACTGTAGCTGTGTTTGTAGCACTATTTCCAGATCCACCGTTGAATGTTAAAGATAATTCGTCATTAATAGAAAAATTAGGTAGGACACGATCATAAAGAACAGCATCAGCACTAAAATCTTTTGCCAAACCACCTAAAGTTGTTGAATCTTGAAAAACTGACTTAATATCATCAATTCCAAAAACATTTACTTCGGTAATTGATGCTCTTACGGTATGTAATTGCTCATCAAAAACAATTTCCTCACCCTCAATAAACTCTCCAGTGGTTTCGCCAAGTGTGAGATGACCTGTTGCAGGTTGATTGGCTGCTTCTGCACAAAAAGCAACAGCACCACTTGTAAGACCCCTTACTCTAGTTCCTTTTATTGCATTATTAGTTGATGTAACCTTTAAGATTGTAAATGTTTGAATGTCATATAAATGAAGATCAAATTGTGTTGCATCATTTTCATAAGGAGCATCTGAAACTCCAAAAGAATATACTCTTGCTTGTCCAATCTTTAAACCTCTCCCTGTTGTAGTATAATTTGAAGGAGATCTTCTATTGTATAAATCAATAACATTTGTTGCTGCACCCCCAATACTAATGAACGGAGTACCATAAGCACGATTAACCTTAAGCAAACTTCCCATTCTAAATGGAATAGAAGCAGATAATACAGATTTTGTATCTCTTGGTTTTTCAACGTCCACCACTGTAGTGCCTGGTAGATAAACATCAAAACCTCTTACATACGCTTTACCTGGTGAAAGTTTTACACACATCAAATCATTTGACGGAGTATTGCCTTGATCTGTAAGTTGGTTAGATGTATATAATCCTCTTGAGTCTACTTCATCATTCAATGAATTTTGAATATTGACACGAAATGGTTCTACTGCATAGTTTCCAGACTCATCAAAAGTTCTCTTTGCAAAATATTTTTTAATCTCTGAATATACTGTTGTATTTTGTAATTTTTTTGTCTGACCATCTCTCACTCTGAACAGTTCAACAAAGTTAGTATCATTTGTATCATCAAGAGATTTTTTTGCTAATTTAGTCGTTATTTTAAATCTATCGGCACCTGGTGCTGCAAAATTAGTAAATCCTTTTGCATTATCATATAATGATGAGTCATCATTTGCATTGACAATTTCTTCAATTATTTCTAAACCAACTCTATAAGATGGACTATTTGAATATGGATCAAGAACTATTAATTGAGTTTCTACATCTACAAATATTCCACGCACAAAATATACACCCTTACTAACACCAAAAGCAGATCCAACTGCAGTTGCATCTTCAGGCACTAATGTAAGAATAGTTTCCTCAGTATTCAGTGTTGTATTTCCGTAAGTTAGATTTTCTTCAAGTATGAGAACTTCTCCATTTGGAAATGCCACACTCTCACCATCATTTCCAGACTGGACATACTTTACGAAAATTGTAATTTCATCAACACCTTCACTTGGTGGTAATATGAAATTTTTAATTGTTGCGACAATACCTGAATTCTGTCCTCTTACTCTGGTTCCTTTACCATTATTATTTGCAATAATATTACTTAAATAAACTGATACATCAATGCCAAGATGTGTTGAGTTTATTTTAACAGCAAAATAAGCGGGATCATATTCTATACCACCAGGTATAACCATTGATCCTTCTTCAAATATATGTTTACCAAAAGACTCGACTTGATTCTGCAATATAGATTGCAATCCAGTTAGTTCTCTTGCTTGTACAGGATGACCTGGTCGGAATAAAACTTTATAAAAGTTTTTTGCCTTATCAAAATCATCATAGTAAGGACTGATATTTAAGTTTGTCTTTTGTGGCATTGTTAGAATTCGAGTATGATTTTAATGTCTTCCTTCTGTCGAGAATTTCTGACAATTATTGGTCGATTATCCAAATATACAATTTCTCCCGACCCTTTATTTATCTCAGGTTGAGATAATCCCCCAGTGAACTGAACTCCTAAATTAACGAGTTTGCCTCCAGATGGAGTTACAGAGGAGTCATTAAATGTGGTATCAACTGTTCCAGAAAACGCTGATGATCCTCCAACCTTTTGAGAAATTAATTGAGATGATGACTCAAATTGATATATTCTACCGACTGTAGATATACCAAGAGCATCTGTGTGGTCTTTTGTATTAGCAAAATTTAAAGATCTATCTCTAAAATATTTAAGCACTTTTGTATCCTTATCAAAAGAAGCAATATATCCATTTGCTATTTGACCAACATTTGGTGAAATGGAAAGTGTTTGAACTATTTCCTCACCAATTTCAGGTGTACCTGTTACAGTATCACTAAATTTAATTGCTTGCAATGAAGAAAATGTTTGTTCTGTGTAAATGTTGGAAGTTCCAATTTTTGTTGGATTTTTTACAACACCTACTTGAGAAAATTTGGTGTCAATTGGAAAGTCATTTGTCGAATCATCAAATCTTGCATATATTATAACTTTATCGGTTCCCAATTCGGTGTATACATCAGAACCGTGACCTAATTTTGGTGGAATAATAGGTATTAATTTTGCTCTATCAGTGCTAGAAACAGTATTACTTAAATTATCAAGGTCAATTATACCATATGAGTAACCTTTACCACCAGAACTTACAGTTGCATTCGTAATTTTTCCATCTACAACATCTATTCTCGCTTTACCACCAGTTCCATCACCTAATATATCTACCTCAAAATCTGTTTTATTTGTATAATTTGCTCCCGCATTTTCTATGTAAATATGTTTTATTTGATTATTATTAACACTGGAGTCACCATTTTCTCTTACTGCTCTAATCTGACTGTCTGTACTAGTTGCCCAATTATTTGGAACAGTAATAAACTCTGTTGAATCAAATTTAACAATATCACTTGGTGAAATTGTAAATAGATATTTCCAAATAAAACCATCACCACTATTACCTGCCTTTGATGGTTCTAAATCTGTGAATGTCGGTTCATCTTGAGATACATTACCTAATGGATTTGTTCCTGAAGATCCGTTATCAATACATACGTATACTTTAAAATCAGAGTTTAAAACATAGTAGTTTGCATCATATAATCTATTTGATTTTGTTAGAGGACTTTGATTTGATGCACTATAATCATCTCTATAAATTTCATATCTCTGACCCTGAACCCAATCAACTCTCCTTATTATCCTTCTTATATTTGCAGACGAAACTTTTTTACCAAAACTCATTGTATCACCAACATGAGCACGATAAGAAAAACTATCGACTGGTGCAGGAGTTTTATCATCCTCATTCCAATCAGTTGTTCTACCAAATCCTACTCTACTAGTTCTTTCTGCTCCTTTGGGATTAGCTAATCCTACAAAGACATAGTATGAATTATTTGTATTTTCGACTGACTCTACAAAATTATTTGCGTTTAGAATTCTAAACTGATCAGTAACTATAGCTGGCATCGACTCTTAACTTTTCTTTTTATTTATAGTGGTTCATCAATCAAAGTCCAAATACTCTAAGTGCACCTGTAGATCTAAGACCCCTTACTGAAGGATCTCCAAAGTATTTTCTTTGTATGGTTGGGAAGGTTGATAATCCTGCATCAACTGTTAATCCTGTCACACCAATAGAAATTGGGTTTGATGAACGTTTAAGATCATTTCCATACAATCTTCCCCAATGGAACTCACCAACAGAGGTTGTAATACCAATATTGCCAGGATCAAAGAAACCTTCTGTATTAATACCAGCGATTGAGGCATTACTATTTGTATGTAAATGAACAGTTACTAAACCGATTGCTCCATTCGTATGAGGTGGGAATTGAACAATGTAAATGTTATCAAGGAAGGTAGTTCCAATACCCACTGTTCCACCCGCATTTGTTCCGAATACAGATTGTGTTCCATCACCTACAGATGTTTTATTTACGAAAATAGGGTAACCTTGCTTAAGAAGGTTTGCTTGTTGAACCACTAATTGATTATCTTTATTTTTAGTAACTGCATAGTAGAAAATCTTAAGTGCAGAAGGATTAGAACCTCGTGTTGTTTGTTGAATTCCTGTAATTATACCAGTGAAACCTTGAACATTTTCAATAGTTGTAATTTTTTCAGTTTCATATACAGGATCTTCTATGATAACTTGTGGTGGATTTGATTGAGAATATCCAAAACCTGCATCAGTAATTGTTACACTACTATCAATCGATCCATTGACTACACTAATTGTTGCTGTTGCAGTTGTTCCAATACCCACTCCAACTACAGGAGGACTGCTTATCTTAACACTAACTGTGCCACTATAACCTGATCCTGCCTCTGTAATATCTAAATCCGTAATAGTTCCTGTAGCACTGACTATCGCTGTTGCTGCTGCACCTACATTAGTAGTCTCACCATTTGATATGAGTGCATCAACTTTAGTGTCACCTGCTTGATTATATCTATCTTTTTCAAATAAGAATGAAGTTGCGTCATCAACAAAAATACCATCATCATTTCCTGTGCCTGGACCATTTGTAGTTGTTAAATCTCCAATTATTTTTGCAGTAGGATAAATTTGTGGTTCAAGAGATGATCTTGTTTTTGGTATTATTTCTCCATTGATTATAATATCTACCTTTTGTTTTTCAAATCTTACAGGTTTTTCATCATTGACATTTATTCCACGACCTGTATATACGTCAGTTTCTATTTGATCTGCACCTAATATTTGTTTGACAACACGATTAATTTCTTGAGTTGAATTATCACCAAGAGTTGATATACCAATGACATCATTTCTTAACACTCTAAATTGATCACCTGTTTTTATTTCTTCTTGAATATCTTTAATTTCAACATCAACTCCCTCTTGTCCTTTATAGAAGAAAATATCTACATGATCATGATCGTTTAAATCAGGACCTGACTCTGGACTTGGTGGTTCTTTAAATGTGAAAGTAGATCCACCCTCAAATTGATATGAAATGCCAGGTTGTTGTAATACACCATTTACAAAGATGAGTAAAACAGCATCAAGATCAATTAATTGTGATTGAGTATTTGTCTCGTCTTTTTCAAAACTTAAAATTTGTCCGTTAAAGAATAATGGGAACCTAACTCTTGATCCATCTTGTAAATTCTTAATATCATCAATATAATCAATTTCACCAAATTGCCAAGATGAGAATTTATCCCTAAAGGTATCAATTACTTCTAATTCAAATTCTTGTATTGGTTCAGTTAAATGTGCAGCAGTTACTAATCCAACTGGTCTGAATTTATCTCCCCTCTTAAATGAGTGACCTGGTCTAGAAATTTTAAATTTACTTATTTCAAATAATGTAGATCCAATACCAACTGTTGTAGATGATGCACCAACCTCAACATCAACAAGTAAGTTTACACCTGTATCGGTTGTAGTTCCAATTCCTATTCTTGAAATACCCTCTACCTCAAGATTTTCATAGATTGGTTCTGGAATAATCAGTTCAGGATTAACATAACTTGTTCCAGCGGAAACAATATTAAATGCTAAAGTTCCTCCCAAACCAACAGTCGCAGTTATGTTTGCACCTGTTCCACCACCACCACCTTGTCCAACAAAAATTGTTACTGTATTTGTTGTTGTAGCTGTTATATCAGTAACTATACCAGCGATAGGATCTCCATTAGGACTACTTGTGATTGATACTGATCTTGGATATGGATGGTTTCCAAAGAAATTATCTTTAGAGCACTTAAATACAATTCCACCAGTGTCAATACCAATTTTGTTACTGGTGGTTAAATTATGATTTGGTATAGTTAATATTAAATTACCTGTATGTGAAATATAATTTGCATCAGTTGCTGTGTAAGAAGAACCGTTAAAATTACCTAATTTTATAGATCCAATACCTGCACTTACAAATCTATGCTCATAAGCAATATCTGTAACACCAATTGAAACCGTTGCTCCACGATATCCTGATCCAAAAGTATTATCTGAGAAGAACTCTATAGCATTACCACCACCCTGATAAGTATGTGGTATGGTGCTTGCACCTGCTTGAACCTCAAATGTTCTCTCTGAGACAATACCTACAACAAATAAAGGTCTTTCATGATCTTGGAAGATTGAAGTTGTAACACCGACATATCCACCACCACCAATTGTTTTAACTGCGTCAGTCGTTGCTGAAACAAAGGTATGTACATATTGGTCAGATGGAGAAGATGCACCAACATTTACTCTAAATGTATTTGTAGTTACATTACTTACAGTTAAATATTGACCTGATGCAGGATCAGAAGGACGAGGATAAGGATGGTTAGTTGCATTTCCATCTTTATCACAAGTGAATACTATTGAATTATCGTCAAGTATTACAGCATCACCATTGACCAATCCATGATTTGCGATTGTTAATACTAATACACCAGTTGCTGGATTATATGTCGCATTAGTTGGTGTTCCAACAACAGTTTTTGGACATTTAAATTCAAGATCTTTTAAGTGAACTGTACTTGGTCTATTTGGTGCAAAACCGTGTACCTTCTCTGTTGTAACTGTTATAATTCCACTAATATTATCATAAGAAGCGGTTTGGATTCCTAAACTAATTCCAGATGTTGTTCCAATACCAACTACATCAGTAATTTCACCATCGGCATTTTTAAATAATGATGCTTTAGCACCAACTAGTGGAGCGTACCCAAGACCTGGTGTTGATGCAAGTGATACAATAATACCACCTCTGGGCACTTGGTTTTGATTAATATCAAAGTCAGATACTATAAACTGTCCATTTTCAGACTTGATACCAGTAAACTGCACAGTTGAAATACCAGCAGTTGTATCTGCTATGATGTTATAATTACCGTCAGGGTTATTAGATGTTGATGGTTGTTGGAATATTCCATTTATGAATAATACACCATTACCTAAACCTATGCCAGCAGATGTATTTGCACCACCTACTGTTAGTGAATATGTTTTACCTATACCAGTGAAGTCATCAGACACATCATCAAACAACATATTAGTTGTATAATTTTGTCTTAAGAATGTTCTACCACTAAAGGTTGCTTTCACAAATGGTAAATTAGTATCTGCTCTTCTTGATCTTTGATTTCCCTTTGGTGGTTCTATGAAATGAACAGTGCTTCCAATAATATTAAATGAACCTCTATGAATTCTCGCAACATCATTTTGTGAGTGTGAAGTTGCAGGTATTCCCAAAACACCCCTCTTGACTTTAACAACAGGTAATGTACTAATACCAAGAGATACATCAGTGGCATCATTTATTGTACCTTGAGGTAAACTAGCGAAACCAACACTTTCAATCGCCATAAATTCGTTATTTACCCTTAAAACATCAGTTGGATTAATTGAACTTATTCCACTTAATACAAATTGTGAAGTTCCTGCTCCAATATTTGCATCTAAGGTATGAGAAATTTTAGTGAATGTTATTGGTTGTTGTACAACTCCATCTAAACCAATTATGGTTTTGGTAAGTTGTTTTGTCATTGTTAACTTATGAGCGTTACCAGCACCAAATCCAGTTACATTAATAGGTTGTCCTGATGCAACATATTCAGGTCGAGAATATAATTTTATATTATTCTCATCTACTGCTCTTGCATAAACCGTTGATGGTAATAAAGTTGTAACCACTCCAGCAACATTTGTTGTTGCACCAATTGATATTGCTGTTCCTGCAACACCAATGAATGTTGAGTCTGGTGTATAAGTCAATTCCTCATTTGTATTAAAGAAATGATTTGGAATATTAAATGTCTCACTTACACCTAAACCTGTGGACGTAGTTGAAGATGGAACAAATGATTTTTCATAAATTGGTATATTTTTGTACCTAAGATCAAATTTTGTTTTATTCGCTCTATTTCCCTCTAACCCATCGAATGTATCTAAGAAAAGTTTTTGAGTAATAGGTCCATATTTAAGATCATTTGGTGTATTATCAAAATCACTCTCTGTATAGAAAATCTGGTTGAATGATTGAACTTCGATAAGTGATGTAAAGTTAGAATCTGGATAAAATTTAAGATCAATATTATTACCATTAACTTCACCACCAAAAGTTCCAATACCAGAAGTTGATCCAATTGAAACAAATGGATACTGCACAGTCAATACATCATTTTCATCACGAATTGTTATAATTTGATGCACTGCTGATGTTTGACCAGTAGAAACTCTAACTAATGATTTTGCACTTGTATCAAAATCTTTAAATATCGAGGCATATGTAATAACAGAATTAGTACCAGTCTCATAGTTTGATTGTAATCTAGCACTTCTTTCAGCACCTGCTGGTTGTCCTATTGCATTAAATCTATAAGTACCAATTCCTGCTGTTGTTGTACCAAGTCCAACTATATTTGAACGTGTCTCAAAATCATTCGCTCTGTCATTTATTATTTGTAATTTAATTAAATCATTTTCAAATTTTGCAGTTATGATACCAACTGCACTATTACTTGCTGCTAAATTTTTATCAATGTAAATTTGTGATAATGAAGTGTTTGTTCCATCAAAATCAATAATTACTTCGTTATAATTTACATCTTTTGATACTTTATCTTCAACATATACAGTTGCATAACAAGCATTAAAATCTGTTTTATCAAATTCAGCAAGAGTTGTTGTAACGTTTCCAGTGCCACTAGGTGCATTTTTATTAATACCAAATAATTTTGTATTACCTATTATATTTGTAGCACTACTTGTTTGGGTAATATCAGGATTTATTTTAAGAATTTTTAAATCATGATCTTTTGTAAATTTATCAACAGGTTCAAATAGTAAGTTTTTAACATTTCCTGATGTTATATCTGTTTTAAAGGATCCGAGTCTTACATTTGTAAAATCAGTTGATTTTTCAAATAATATTATTTTAGTTTGATCTGTTAATACAACTAATTCTGTAAATTGTGCATCATTAGTATCTGGATCTACAATTTGTATTAAATAGTTCCCTAATTCTGCTGTTACTTGATCTAAAATCGTATCATCATTCGCAAAACCAACACTTGAAAATTTGTCAGAAATATCATCATGAACTAAAACACGATTAGATATACATCTTGTGAAATCAGTTAATACTTTATTAGAAAAAAGTAATTGTTTAGATTTAAGATTTTTATTAACATCTTCCAATACATTAAAATCTTTTACAAAATCAAAATTATTTGTAGCATCAACTCTCCTTGGATCATTGATTAAATCAATTATCAAATTTGATACAGCTTCGATTGTTGTTCCAATTCCAACTCTTACATTATTTTTTACCTCTGTATCAGAAAAATTCTTTAATCCAGATGGATGAACTAAACGGTTAACAGGATTTACTAATTGATCCCATACGATAGGACTTTTAATTGAATATGATAAATTTTGATAATAATCATTATCTGGTATGACTTGGAAATCTTCACTTAATTTTCCAGTATCATCTAACCAACCGTATTCCTGTCTGCTTGAAAAATCAATATCAAATTTTGCTTTATTTTCATTTAAAGAAATAATTTCTGCAGAAGTTCCACTTATGTTACCAGAGATACGATCTGTATTTTTAATTATTGTTAATCCATCAACTTTTACATAGTCATCTCTTATTTCAACAATTGATAAATCACTTTGTACACCATTTACATTAAGATTCTCACCTAAATCAAATTGACCTCTATTTTGAATAGGTCTGATATCTGGATACTTATTTTTATTGATTAGAATAGCAAAACCAGATTGGAAAGTTTTTGCAACACCAGGATTCGTTGTTAATCCAGCAATACTAAATTTAAGTTTAGATGGAGTTCCCTTTATATAATCTACTACTTTAAAGAATTGATAATTATAATTTTCTGAATTAAATCCATCACCCTGTATAACAGTTGTACCTATACCAACACCACCCTGTGTAGATACTCCAACTTCTCCTACTCGTGATATTCCTTCTACAAATACATCATCATTAATTGCGAAAGGTTCAGTTGGAAAACCATTAGTTGGTGTTTCTAAGTAACAAGTAACAATTCCACTAAGACTGGTTTCAACAGAATTTATTCCAACTCCATTAGAATTATTGATTGCAACTACTCTGTGTTGTATTGAGTCTAAACCATTAATTGGAGCGATCACATTAACATCTGATATAGTTTGATTTGGTGCAACTGCCTGTAATGAACTGTTATTTACGACAATGTTTTTAACAGGATTAAAAACTAATAAATCTGGAGCACTTGTATAATCTAATCCACCACTTACTATTTCCACTGATGTTACGACATCTAAATTATCAATATTAACAATCGGAGGGATAAATGCCTCTGGACTTAATGTTTTATCCGATGAATATTCATAACCAATATCTAAAATTCTACTTTTCTTTATCTTACCAACATCATTTGATGAAACTTTTATATTAGCGTCTACACCTGTTTTACTTTTTACAGATTTAAATTTAGGAATTCTTTTGAAGTTAAATCCAGAGGAAATAATTCTAAAATCTTTTATAGTTCCTGAAACATTTTCTGATGATGTTGAGTATTCAATTTTATCACAGTCTGTATCATCATATTTTAAAAACTCTGGTTCTAAAGGTGAAAAATCAAAGGTTTCATCAGTAACATTAGAAATTTTATATTTACCATTGTAAGCACTATCAATGAATAAGATTTCATTATTATTTTCAACATCTGTATCAGTTGTACTTATAAATCCACCTTTTGATAGTCCATAATATAATTTTGTTGGTGAAGATTCAGTAAATTTTATACTTAATCTTGCACCCTCTGGATCAGTATTATTAGTGCCAATACCAATGGTTCCAACTCCTACTACATTAAAATTATTCGAGTCAATAGAACTATTATATTCATTGGTTAAATTTTGATCATAGTATATTTTAAAATCAAATCCTGCTAATGAAGTGCTTGAAATTCCAAATGTTAATTTTTGATTTTTTACAACCTTAATTTGTGGGTTAATTGGTGCAATAGACTGATTACCACCAGTTCCAGCTGTGATAGGAAGTAAATTAACTGGAGTAACAGTAACATCCTTTAATGTTTTACCTAGTTGGAAATATCTATCGTTAATTCTATATACAAAATAGGCTCCAGTTCCTAAACCAGTTGCATTACCATCATAAAAAACTTTATCTGCAGTTTTAAATCCATGATTCTCAATATCAATACGATTAGTTTCTACATCACTTGATACAAAATCGATAGGATTTATAATTAATTTTTCAAATTCTGAATTATATCTAACATCAATTGGTGTTGTTGTACCTATACCAACAGATATATTAGGCAACACTGTTATATCTACAGTATCACCATTTCTAAGATTATGTGTAGTAGTTCCTGCAGCAGCAACTTTTGTTGTGACAGTGCTTATAATTTTATCAAAATCACCAGTTACTTGTGTATTCTGTGCTGTAAGTTTATATAAATTAGTTCCAACACCAGTTACTCCTCCATTATTGAAGAAAAATAAACCTTCAGTTGTATTACCAACACCTGCAGCTGTAGTAACAATCCCTATATGATCTTCGTCTTTTTTAATGATAAACACATCAGTTGTTGTTTGTCCTTGAAAAGGTAATGTAAACGTATCAGCTGGAGAGGTAGTTGGTGAAACGTTAAATTGAGAATTAGAACCATCAATATCAGATGTTGATAAACCGACTTTTTGTCCTGTCTTGAATGGATGATTTGGAATGCGTATGGTTCTTGGTACAAGACCTACTTCTGTTTTAATATCTCCTATAAATGTATCTACTCTTTGACCAATACCTGTTGTACCAACACCTACAGATTGTTTAGCGTTAAAAAATATAATATCATTTCTACTAGATTCAAACTTCTTTGTCCTAACAGGTATAGTAAAACTATTTGTTAATGAATCAATGCTAGAACCAAAAGTATGAGCAATACCTGAATTTCTGAATACCCTTATTGCTTTATTTCTATTGAAAATATTAAGAACTTTTAGTGTTTCTCTATTGTTTCCTTCACCAATTCTTAAGGATCCCCCGATTGTAATATTATTTGGTATTTCATTAACAAATATATCTTCTACGACACCATTTACATTACCAACTCCCATAGATTTTGCTAATCCGACAGACACTGTTGATAATCCTGCATTAAATGATCCTGTCAAATTAACTATAGTTGTGCTCAATCCAGAGACGGATACTGCATCTTGATTATCTATTTCTACGAATGGTAGATAATTAACTTGAACTTCTCTGTCAGAATTCCAAACAAATACTGCATTATTAAATGAACTTAATGAAGTTTCTATCTTAGATATTCCAATGCCAACAATATCAGAAACCTCTGCACTAAATCCAGAACCTTCTGTATCAGTATTATCAAAATCAGTAAGATCACCAACTTTATAACCAGCACCACCATCTAAAATTGTGATATTATCAATTATTCCACTATGAACTGATTCTATATTTGTAATTTGTTTGATTTCCTCATAAGACTCAATAATAAAATCATTATCAGCAAATTTTTCACTTACATTATAAGGATAAGTATTTCTAATCAAATTAGAATTATTAAAATCAAAATCTTGATCTAATGCTAGATTATCCTCTATGAAAGGAGATCTATATGTATTTCCTATAAAGTATGGATAGACTGACTCTAGTTTATTAGATGAACTTCCTACTTCTACGGTTGTAAAATAAGCATAAACACCATTTGGAAATTCAGGTGTTTTACAAAATCTACCATTATGAATATCTAAATCACCATTGTTATCGAAGATATAATCATTTACAAAAAACCCTTCAGTGAACTGTGTAGGTCTATTAAAGACTTTGGTTTTGTCTTTTTTATAAGACGATTTAATAATTACAAGATCAGAGTTAATATTATCAGGATCTTCATAACCAAATGGTCCATATATTGGATTTCCATCGTATGCCCATCCAATTATTGGTGAATGATTCTCTATTTTATCAAATTCATCATTTGGTTTCAAACTAAAAGTATCAGGTTCAAAGATTTTTGCAGTATCCTGTGAATAACCAAGTAAGTTAAATGATAGTTTAGATGTTTTTTGCTCTAAATTAGTATCTCCAAATCTTTGATTGTTGTTAACATTTAACCCACGTACTCTTGCCTGTAATTTAGCATTCATACCAGAAGATGTAACCTTTACTCTTGTGGTGAGACTACTATACCCTATACCAGCGTTAATTACAATTGCATCTGTTATCTGTCCATTTGTAATTACAGGTCTTACAATCGCTCCTGTGCCCTCTCCAGTTGATATTACCTCAACATCTGGTAGTGAATTATACTCAGATCCTTGATTTGCTACAATGACATCAGATATTTTACCATTTACAATAATTGGTCTTAATTCTGCATTTTTACCATTAAGTATTTCAATTTTTGGATTAACTTGATGATTTAATATGGTTGATCCATAATCAGTTCCTTTTTCATACAAGTATGATCCAATGATATTTCCAGTTACCAATGGAGTGATATTGATTGTTCCTGTAACATTTGTTCGATAAGTTACCTGTACATTTACCTTAATTTCAGGATATGTAAATGTTTGATAACCTGTACCAGTTGATCCTAAACCAACAAATTCACCTCTATTAAAATTATCTTCATTTGATGCTAGTTTGAATGAATTATCATCTATTTTTAAAACATGGTAAGATGTAGTTGTAGATAATCCTTGAATATTTTTTGGAGTAGTTGATCCTAATCCTACTGTTGGAGAATACTCGATGACATCTCCATGATTAAATCCATGATTTGTAAAATTAATTGTATTGTAAGTGGTTGATATTCCAGCTGGATTAACTCTTAATTTTCGATGTTGATATCCAGAACCTGAGTTTAAAACTTTAACATCTAATAATGTATTAACTGATTCAGTTCTAAATTTGTGAATACCTGCTGACTGTGTATCAGTTGCTATACCGATTGTATTAATACCTGCTATACCAGATAAAGCATCACTTTCTGTATTAAAAATTCTTATTGTTCTAGGATTAACTACTCTTACAAAATATGGATCACCATCAGATAAAGTTCCATTAATTAGATTTGTAGTTTCATATGCAGTTCCTATTCCTAGTGAAGGATTTCCCTCATTTCTGTAAAATATTTTTTGACCATTCGCTAAATTATGATCATCATCAAAAGTTATTGTTTCATTAACTATATCTAAACTTCCACCAAAAAATAAATTTCTACTATCAAAAAATAAATCTCTAAACCTTGCACCTAAAATAGGTTGAAGCAAACAACCAGATCCATTACCACCAGTTAATGATATATTAGTAACTGACTCAATATCAAAATCTTGAGGATCAACAAATATTTTTTTAACACTTCCCTCTATAATAGGTTCAACTAAAGCAGTTGTTCCAGCACCTGCTTCTACCTGAATAACGGGAGGGTTTACTACATCGTAATCAGTACCACCATTTTGTAAATTAACCTGATCTATTGGACCATAATAAATTAAATCATCTGAATATGGGGATTGTATTTGTACACCATCAATTAAAATACCTATATTATTAAAGGGTCTTTCTTGTTTAGATGCTACAAATAAATTCTGTGATAATGGAATCTTACGTAAAATTTTATTTGAACTTAATTTTCTATTTGAGTGTTTTTGTAATACAAAATTATGATTAGTTGTTGATGATGAACCTACTTGTAATTGTATTGTGCTTGCAGTACCAATTTGACTTCTAGAATTATAAAATGCAAGACTTGTAACTTTTTGTCCTGTAGGAACTGGTTGAGGATCTACAAAATAAACTCTTCCAGTGTCTAATCCAACAATAGGATCACCATCAGGTAAATAAACTACTGCATCACCTTCAATAAATTTAATATCTCTTGGTTGATTATTATTGTCTTTTGCAGTTACTGCAAAATTTATAAAACTGAATTGATTACCTGTGGCACCCTCTAAAACTGTTGTTCCAACACCCAAGAAAGATTCTTTAATGATATTGGTGCTGATATCATAATCAGGTAATGAATTGGAAGCAACATAACCATCTGTATCACCATCTGTATAAACATTCAATACGTTTGCTATAATTTTATCATTTCCCTCATCAAATTCTACGCCACTACTACTTGCTTTTTCTATTACACGACGAATATCATACTCTTGACCACTCACCAATCCTTGTTGTCCTGTAACAGTCGATAGACCAGATACATTAATTGAATTATCAGAGTTAATATCTGCGACTATAAAGGTTGCTTGAACATCTTGACCATTTCTTCTTAGTAATTCAAAAAGATCACCTTTCTTGATAGATGATTTATCAATTTTAGTATTCAAAATGAATGGATCTGCATCATTTTCAATTTTAAATCTTGAACTTGTATTATACTTCCATGAATTAGCAAAAATTTCTTTGTAATTAGATTTGTTATTAAATATTTTTTCACCAACATTTTTAGAAAATATATTTTCACCCTCTGAGACTAATTTAATATCAGATACTTCAACTAAATCTGATAATACTCCAGTTATTCTTAAATCTACTCTTTTCGATAAATCTCCATTTTCATATCCAAAAATAGTTTCATTTGCTCTTATATCATCTGCTTTTTTTATTTCTTGATTGATACCAGTGCAACCAAAAAATTGATTAATTGATTTAGAAGTATAATTAATCGTATTTGATCCACTGATTATAGTTCCTGTAGTGCCAAAACCTACTGTTGAGTCAACAGAAATAATTGAGGAATTTATAGATGAAGACTCTAATGTTTTTGTTCTACCTGGTATAGTAAATACCCCCTGTATCAAATCTCTATCACTAAATCCTACGAATAATGACATTTTAAAGAAAGATTTGCCACCTCTAGTAAATATTTCAACTTCAGAAACAGATGCATTTGTATCAAGATCGTTAGATTTAAAGATTGTTTGTCCAATTAAATTTTGTGGTAAACCACCAGGAGTTACAACATCTGCAACTATAACTTCTCTTCTTATAAATTCTGAACTTGATGGTTTAATTAAATTATTCTCTAAATCTAATATTTTTGCTTCAACACCATATAATACTTTGAATAATATTCTTATTGACTCTTCAACACCTTTTGATTGGTAAAATGATCTTGCAAATTTAATAAAATTACCAACATCTAATGTTTCTGTAAAATCATTTTTTTCTAAACCTGGTAAAAATGTTTTTTTGAGTTTTTTAAAAAATTCTTGTATGAATAATACAGATAAATTTGTAACTGATGAATTATTATCGTGACTAGCCGCTGATGTTTCTTCAAATTTTAATTTTTCTTTATTAACCTCTAGTAATGATGAAGATATACCAACATTATAACCTGTGATACCACTAAACCCACGAATACAACCAGTGAATGAATTTGTTGTTATTCCAGTGTATGAAATTATTTCATCATCAATTTTTAATAGTCCATATTCTTTAGGAAAACCTTTAGTGCTAGAAACATTGATGGTTTTATCGGAAATATCAACTGATGAAGTAATTGTAGTTACACCAACTACAACTTCAGGAACGAGATTGTCAACCTTAAGATATTGGTCAAAATTATTAATTAAATCACCAGAACCCCCTTGAAATTCTTGTGAGATATAATATTGTTTGAAAAATTCTGAAACATTTGGAAAATCAGAGAGAACAAACTCAGGTAACTGATTTTCAATAATCGTGTTAACTTTTATTCTTTTGTCAATTTGTGACATAAATTATTTCCTCTCTAAAACTCCGTTTGAGTAACTTGAGGTGAAGTAATCTCTTGTGAATACAACTCCAGAAACATCTTCTCCTGATGCAATAACGTCCTTCTTCATATTTATGCTACTACTAGCAATGTTAAAACTAACAAATAAATCTTTTAATCCAATAATATCATTTGACTCTGGGTATGCTTGAATTTCTATTAAATTGTTTGCAGCAACTGTTGATGTAAAATTAATCGTATTTAAAATTACTTCTCCTTTGAGATAGTCAACACCTCCAGCCTCTTTTACAAGAACAACTTGTTCACCTTTATCATTTTTCGATACAACACTAATTGTTCCCTTCATACTACCATCTAAATCACCTGCTGCGTTTTTATTTGGAATATCAGTTAGATAAGCAACTTTCGATGATCCACTAATTGTAAATCCAGTGCTCTTTATATTAAAACCTGCAGGATTTATGTAAAAACGATTACCAAAACACAATTCATATTGTGCAAATTGATTTAATAGTGCTTTTAAGTCTCTTCTAATAATTACCTTCGTAATATTTGAAGTGATTGCATCATCTACACGATCAATCAATTGATTTATTTTACTATACTTAAATCTTCCACCAAATTTATTGATTTCAACGTTTTTTGAATATAATTCTAATGCTCCAATAATATCAGATCTTAAATTTACCTCTGATGCTACTGATGCAGGGTTGTAGTATACATTACTATCAATCTCAACAAACAATATCTTCAAGTCAACGATTTCTGAGTTTATACCAGCAACTGCATATTTTTTCAATTTATTTTTAATTTGCACTTTATCAAAATCTGATACAAAAGTACCATTTTTTGGTTTTATGCTAATTTGCACCTTTCCAAATTGAGGGGGGTCTAATTCTTCTCCTCCAATTACTGCAACAGACTCAGTTTGTGGAAAAATTGTAGCAATTATTGCCTCATAGTCCCTTGGTGTAACTGCCCTGTATTGTGCTGAGTAAAGTCTTGGTGCAAAATACTTAATAGAGGATACATCTTCTTGTTCTGACCCATTAGAAGCATTTCTAATGGTAGTAACAGTAACATTATCAGACGGACTTAACGTATTTCCGTTTTGATCGTTGAATGTTCCTTGAAAACTAAATTCAGATGGACCGTTTCCAGATTCACCATCTGTAACAATATAAGTTGCAGTAATAATTTGTTTACTTTCTAACTTTTTACCGAAAAATCCATCTCCAAACAATATTTCATATTTTTCATCTTGAACTTCCTGTATCAAATATATTTCTGAGGTTTTACTAAGATTTAATATGTTATCAACCTGTGAAAATTTTCTTCCTATGGTGGTATCAGTATTATTGGCAACATAAACTCTTAATGTAGATGTATCAATGTTTGGACTATCAATAATATACCTTAAATCAGTTGATGTATCGACTTCATACTGTCTTGTTAAGTAAGTTCCTTCGTATATTACAATATCATCAAACTGAGCAAATGATTTAGTTACACCGTTCACCACTTTGGTGACAATACGATTTGATGTTATGTTATCGGGAATAGAAAATCGAAAAGTTGTATTTTGAGCAGATCCAATACATATCAAACCTGAACGTAAAATAAGACTTGTTACTGAGTTTGCACTTGTTTCTCCTAAATCTATATCATCTAACCTAATTGTTGCTATTGCAGCGGTTTTTGAACGGGGTACATATCCAATATTTCTTGCAAGTGAAACAACATTCTCTCGAATGATCGCTGAGTCTAAAAATGATTCATTTGCAACTAAATTTGCATTAAATGCATTAATATATGTGTTATAAGCAAGTGTATCAATCAGGACAGAGAAGTTTGAACCTTCAAAGTCAAAATCTGAAAAATTTGAATTTGATCTAAGAAAATCTTTTATTTGTACTTTGATATCATCAAAGTCTAAATTAGTAAACTGTGTAAAAGGCATATTATCTCGTTGGTTCTAATATGAATGTAAATGTCTGAAAAGGTATATCCAATCCGATAATACTAAAAGCAACGATAATGTCCAGTGCATTATCATCGGGTCTACCTTCGACCTGAACTTGAAGCTCATCAATTCTTGGTTCAAAGTTTCTGATTGTTTCTTTGACCTGATCCTCAATAATAGTCACTGTTGTACGAGAAAAGTTCTCGAATAAAGAATTTCTTATGTCTGTGCCAAGATCTGGGTTAAAAAATCGTTCAGTTGGAATTGTTTCGACTAAATTTCTCACTGATCTGGAGATTGCACGTTCATTTGTAAGGACAGGAAGATCTTTCGTCACTGGATGTGGTGAAAAAGACAGACTAATATCCTTAAATCCTCTTGATTTACGTTGAACCGCCATTAAATGATACTTTTAGATTTATTTATACCCTATCTACTTAATTCATCCATCACAATATTATCAGAATCAAAGTGGTCTAGTATATGTTGAACAACTTTCTTTGGATTTGTATCTCCACAGGTAAAAATATCGATTGCTGCACTGTTTTTTTCAGGCCAAGTGTGACAAGAAGCGTGACTTTCCGCTAAAGCAAGAACACAAGACACCCCACAGGGTTTAAATTGGTGTACAAATGTATTCAATAACTTTATATTCTCTTTTTTTACAGCTGCAACCATCATATTTGCGATTTTAAGAGGGTCATTTAACTTTTTAAAGGGTACATCATAGACTTGAACGAGTAAATGTTTACCCATATGAGTGTTTTTCATTCTAATTCTGGTTCAATTTGAATTTCAACGACTTTGTAATCATCTTCTAAGACCTCTTTTAAGTAATTTTCGTCCCAATAGTCGTAATAATTGGTTTTTGCGAGTTTTTTTCTTGCTTCAGTCAGTTCTTTACGTGGTTGACATAGAACAAGATTGAAAAATCCATTACTTGTTTGGATTCCTTGTATGTATGTCTTCGTTTTTCCGTGATCTGCGATGAATTTATAGTCAGGATAGTTCCGATTGTAGTCATCTACAGCATCATAGAGGAATTGAGCACTCATATTGTCTTCAACAACGTAAATTATAACATCATAATCAGGATTCGGTACGATTTGAGACAATTTTTCCTCAATAATCTTAAAATTTGCTTTTGATGCATAAGGACAAATTGCAAAATTACCCAATTCTGGTCGAATTTTGGATAATTGACCGATCCAATGTAAAATATACCTACTTTTCTTGTCGTTCATCGGGTGTTGTCCAGAAATAATCGTCACAATCACCTAAACGACCCCAGTTAACGTCATTCTCAACCTCAAAGATGCGTGTTGATACCTTAAAATCAGGTGTTTTAACTGGATCTGGTGTCATTGAGGTGTCATAGATGCGACAACGGTTGTTTGGATAGAGTGCAAACTGCCCATTTCGTAATTCAACGAGATTAAATGACTTATGTTCATCAGGTAACTCACTTGTTGAAGCATCAATCTGGTCAAAATCACCATGATAGTTATCTAAAGTACAAATATACTGTCCTTTTTGATTTCCAAAGTGTCTTGTACGCAGTTCCCACTCCATTGGTGCGACAAATTGCTTGACAATGACTGTAAAATCATAGTCCATACAGTTCCAGAACTGTAAATTGACCAAATCCATATCTGGATCAGGTTTCTCTGGTCTTGATAGAAACGCAGAGATCGGGAGTTTGTCGTACATTGCCCCATATTCGGGTAGATAGGTCTCAATATAGAATGCACGACCTTGAATTGACTTGGCACATACCCAGATGCCCTCTACATACTCACCATAACCTGATTGAAAGTCAGTTAAGTATTCTTTTCTTACCCATACCTTTTTAGTTGGTAAATTTGCAATTAGTTTTGACATGTTTCAAAGAAGTTAGAAATTTCATATCCGTCCAATTTTTTCTTATAATCTGCTGCTTCTCCCAAATAATAGTAATCATAACCAAGTCTTTTATACCTTGCAATCTCACTTTGATTTGCCATATGACCTAAACTCAGTTTCTTATTCTTATAATTCCAAGCAAACTGATCTGCCCATACACTATTCACACTCTTAAACTTATAGGCAAGAGTAAAGGCAACCAGTTGATTGCCATCATAGTAACCGATAATATCCGTATGAGGTAATTCAAACTCCTCCAGAAAGATCGGCACTACATCAGTAAATCCTTTATAGGTTACATATTCACGATATATCTCAAGACAGTGTTTATAAGAAGAACTATCAAGAATCCGATAGTTATGGTATTCCTGATAGTTCGTGTCCTTCAGTCGAATTCGACAATACATTATTTTTTTCTTAAGTGAATATCAGATCGATAATCAGTAATTAGAAAACGACAGTATTCATTTCCATTATGGTAGAAGTCATCTGACATATCAACGGGTATCTGACCACGTTTTCCGTTTTTATCGATCCTTTGAAGTCTCATTTTCCTTGTCCTCGGTATCTCTTACGAGCCGAGTTACGAGAGGTTGCTGAGTATTTAGAATGCTTTCCTCTTCCTTGTCGAGTTTTTTTAGGTTTTGCCTCTGTGTTATAAGAGCTTCCTAATAAACCAGTTTTTCTTGCCATTTAATCTTCCTCCTTGATAGGTTCATAAGTAATTTCTTTTGCAATCTGTTCTCCTGTCACATATTGCTCCACTGCATAGTCTTCCAGTCTGTCAAAGAGTTCTGACTCACTGACGTTCCAGAAGACGACTTTTCCTTTTCTGAGTATATTATATCGTGTCATATCGTATTTGACTTGATATTGTGATTTATATAATTCTTGTCTTCTCATGTCCAACACGAATTCTTGGATCACACCAGATATCAAATCCTGCTTCCTTTGCATCCAGACAGAAAGATACGTCCTCACCGCACATATCCTGAACCTCTCCTGATTCAAATATCTGCATCTTTGGAGCAAACCAAGGATAAGGAAGTCCTTCATCTTCAAAGACACCTTTCTTAATCAGTAACCAACCGAAACCTGTATAGTCTACAGTGAAAGGTTTCTTTCTCTTACTGATACTTTCAATGGTTTCGTGATTCATTACTCCACCATTTCCTCTGAAGTCATCTTCATCTAACCAGTGAGCGACTGACGTTGTTTTTCCGTCTTCGGTGCAATACCATCCAGCAACAATCTTTCTTTCCTTTTCTTCGTCAACAATTAACTTGTAACCTGCAAGTTTTGTTGCTTCTGTTCCATCTTCATTCTTAACAACCTCTCCTGTCTTCTCATCCTTTAATGGTTCATATACTTCTTCCTTTGTAACTGCTTCTTCTGGAATTGCATTCAGTATTAACTGATAGAACTTCTCTGTGTTGAATACAATGTCTGAGTCAATCCAGAGTTGATAATCATAATTGAGTTTACCATCCCAAGGTAACTGCTTTGGTCCACGGAGTACATTTGCTCCTAAACATTTGCATCTTGCAAAGTTTACCATTGATGAATAGTCCTGTGCAATCTGTATTGCTGCTCCTGACTGTACAAGATCAAATGCTAATGATACAAAAGATTTGAGAAATGTATATGATACTCCTCGACCTGGTAAACAAAATACGATTGTCTTTCCACGTACTAATTGTCTTGCTAAATTATAATCCCATTCTGGTGCTTTCGGCACTTTCGGTGACTTCGCTTTTACTGTAAATCCTTTTGCCATAATGTGTTGTAATTACATTCATATCATACTTCATTCTATCTATAATGTCAATAAGAATGTTCATAGAGTTTATCTGTAGGGACTTCCGTAATTACTTCATATGCAATTCTCTCTCCATAATAAGAGTGATATATTCGACTCCAAATTATTTGAAACTCATTTTCATTTAAGTTTTTAAACAAACATTGCTCATCAAAATAGATGTGATAGGTTTTCATTCAATTACCTCTTGTATGTGAATTCCAGTATCATCAACGTGCCAAACTAATTCCGTATCTTCGTACCAATCAAATTCATTGACAACCCATTCTGGTACTGTAATCTTGTATTCATTCGTAATTGGATCTGTATTTAATGATACTTTTGAATCTTGATACTTCTTCATAAGGGTCATATTTTTTCACTTTTCCAGTATATAGTACTTACGTATTCTTTGCAAATCCTGTGTGGGCATTTTTACACACGAAAAAA